CTGGGGTCGCGAGGCGATGCGCATTCGCTGCCGCGATTATCTATCCCTGACCGAGTTCCGCCGCGCTCAGGTGCCGCCGCTGACCGATGGCGAACTGACCGCAGATATAACGGCCGGCGCAACCTCTTTTGTGCTGCTGGGGGATGTAACGGCTAATTACCCGGCAACCGGCACGGTGCGTATCAACGACGAACTGATGACATATGGGTCGCGCTCTTATGATTCCGGCGCAGATGAAACGACCTTTTCCAGTGTAACGCGCGCCACCGATGGCACGACTGCTGACGAGCACAGCGCCGAGGACGCGGTGCAAATTTGCCGGCGCTATACGGCAGCGCGTGTCGATGACGTGTTAGCTGATTTGATCATAAACGATGCCAAAGTGCCAGCGCAGGCCGTGGACCTGGCATCATTCACAACTGAATATGAAGATACACTTAGCCAGTATATTCTAACCACAATCATCAGCGAGCCAACAGGGGTAGATAGATTGATCGGCGAGATTGCCGAGCAGGTCGGTATTTTTGTCTGGTGGGATGAGCGGGCGCAGAAAATCAAGATGCAGGCCATCACGCCGGTTGACACGCTCGACGGTGCGCTAACGCAAGAGGCTAACATTGTTGGCGATTCGTTTGAAATTGTGGAACGTCCTAAAGAGCGAATTACGACAATCTCAATGTTCTGGAATCCACGCGATTGGGCCGGCGATCTAAACAAGCCCAGCAATTTCGCTAATCAATTGCTAATCCTCAATAGCAGCGCTCAAAACCTTGACCAATACGGCGACCTGCCGCAAACGCGAGAAATATATTCGCGCTGGCTGACGACCGAGGGGCTGATGACGCAAACCGGCTCGCGCTATTCGCTGCGCTATGCCGACGTGCCGAATTATGTGCGGTTAAAGGTCGATGCTAAAGACCGCTCCTATTGGATCGGTAATTTCGTGACGATCTCGCACGATTACCTTGTTGATGAGACGGGCGCGCGGGATAAGTTGCGGCGGTTCTTAATCATTGAGTGCGAGGAAACAGAGCCGGGGCATAGCCAGGACATGACGCTTGTGGACGTAACGCTTGATGGCCGGCTTTATCGCATTACCGAAAACGGCATTGGCACCTATACGCCGGAACTGTTTGCGCTGGCTAATGCTTTCATCACCGACGCAAACGGCTTGAACAGCGACGGCACGACCGGCGCAACCATCACCTAGAGGCAAATCATGGCAATTGCATGGACCACGCTTACGAACGCACAAGTCGCGGCTGGCGCTGCGATTACCACGGCGCTGATGACGGCACTGCGGGATAATCCCGAGGGTATCGCACAACGCGCCACGGGGCATCCTAAGATATTTGGCTGTGCCTATGACTACCAGGAGTTTACCGCTAACGGCACATGGACCAAGCCTAGCAACGCCGAGACCGGAGACCGGGTAATTGTGCATTTAGTCGGCGGCGGTGGCGGCGGAGGTCGCGATACTTTTGCCGGCAATGTTTGCGGCGGCGGCGGTGGGGCTGGCTGTTATCATATATTTCAGGATATTGACGACCTCGACGCCACGATGAGCGTGACCATCGGCGCTGGCGCGTCCGCTGTTTCCGGACCAAACGGCAACGATGGCGGCAATAGCCTTTTCGGGACAGCACCGACCATTAGCGTAGATGGACAACAAGTTGGCTTTTTCCAGGCGAATGGCGGCGCCGGCAACAACAGCAGCACGCCCGGCGCTGGCGGTGCCGCGCAATCGTATGACGCAACCGGCACGGCTTTTGACGACGGCGCGTTAAGCGGATTTAGCGGCGGCAACGGCGGGGCAAACGCAGGCGGGGGGGGTTGCCACTCAGTGTATGGCGGCGGCGGCGGCGGATCGCCTAACAACTCGGCCGGAAGCTATCAAGGCGGAATGTCGGCCTTTGCTGGTCGGGGTGGCACTGCTCCCGATCAGAATGGTGATGTTGCAGATTATATTATTAACGGGGAGTTCCCTGGCGGCGGTGGCGGGGGGGTAGACAGCAGCATGACAGGCGACACAGTCGCCGGGGCAGGGGCTAACGGTTATTGCCAAGTTTGGTGCTTGCGGGAGGACGCGTAATGGCGAAGTCAACGAGGCGCGCTGAGATTGAGCGCGGCATTGTTCTGGACGAGGACGGCTTCCCGGTTGCCTTTGTGCAGTGGGAGAAGGGGCAACGGCCCAATTTTAACCAAAAACTAGCTGATGGCTCGACCAAGCGCCACAAGGTCATTGACGGCGCGCTATACAAATCGGGTGCCGAGGGCGGGCGTTGGAATGGCCAGGCGTGGGAATATCCCGACGCCGAGGAAATATGGGTGAATGAAAAAGGGCAATATCGCAAGCGGCAACGGGTCTTTTCCCAACACATGAACCGCGCACCGGCATTGCCACCCGGCTGGACCATTGCCGGCTCACCGCCGCCTAAGTCTCGCAGCCGGCGAGCAGTCTACGATAAGTTCGACGGGCAATGGAAATTTCCAAAGGTCAAAGTGGTTTTGGCCGACGATGGCACGGTGATCAATCGCGTGCTGGTCGATCCGCGCGAAGGCATCAAGCCGCCGCCATTGCCGCCAGGGCAACGCATGATTGACGAACCGCCAGGCGCTACCATCAAACGCGGATCGCGTTATAATGGGCGGAGCTTCGTACCAAAAGGACCGCCAAAATGAGCAAGAAGCAAATTCAAAACGCTATCCGTTGGGTTGGCGCGGTGATCGTGTGCGTAATTCTGTTTGCGGTGTTCGATCAAGCTGTGGACGCTGAATTGTTATTTATTATTCTTGATAGGATGACGCCATGATGAGCCGTTTAGCCTTTGCAGCCGCCATGATGGCCGGTCTTACCGCTTGCTCCACCGCCTCGACCGATGACATTGGCTCGCCGGTGGGGCCGGCGAAACTGACAAACGCCCCAGGCATGACCAGCTTTGCGTTAGACATGAACAGCGAGACCGGTATCCCGGAAAGCGTGGCGTACTCCAACGCCAAGGATGACACTGGCAGCCTGATCGAAACAATCTACGAGTTCGATCCGCAGACCGGCAACAAGATCCGCGTTTCCTACCGCTACAGCATTGACAGCAGCAAAGGTTCCGAGCAAACCAAAGCCGTCCTGGCGGCGGTGCAGGCGATTGCTGACGCCCAGGCCGAGACGGCGCAGGCGATTGGGCCGGAGGCACTCAAGGCCGTGGTCGAGGGGCTTCGCATTGGCTTCGGTGTGCCGTGACTCGACTTAGCGGAAACTTTTCCACGTGCTTGACAAGATTGTGTGGCTTGTCCTAGGCGCTGGGGCCTCATACCTAGTATATGCGCTACAAGTGCAATAGGAGCCGCTATGCTACCGATCCTTGGGGCTGTCCTACCCGTCATCGGAACCGTCCTAGATCGGTTGATCCCGGACGACGCAGCCAGAGCGAAAGCTAAGGTGGAGATGGAAGCGGCGTTGCTGGATGCCGCGAACAAAGGGATGCTGGCTCAGCTCGACGTGAACAAGGTCGAGGCTGCTCATCGCTCGGTCTTTGTCGCTGGCTGGAGACCCTTCGTCGGCTGGACCTGCGGCGCTGCGCTATGCTGGCACTTTGTCCTACAAGACCTGATTGTGTTCGCTGCCGCGTGGGCCGGCCACCCGGTCCCTTTACTGCCGGAATTGGATACTGACACCCTACTGACCGTCCTCTTGGGAATGCTCGGCCTTGGCGGCCTCCGGTCGTTCGAGAAGGTCAAGGGAGTAACCAAATGAAGGCGAACTTCGACAAGTGTTTTGAGTGGTTGCTAGCGCACGAGGGTGGGTTTGTAGACCATCCGGAAGACCCTGGCGGCATGACTAATTTGGGAATTACGCGGCAGACCCTAGAGCGGTTCCTATGGCGGGATGTGACCGAAGGGGAAATGCGGAGCCTGACTCCCGCTGCCGTCGAGCCCGTGTACCGCGCTTTGTACTGGGGTAAGGTCCGCGCGGACAACCTGCCGTCGGGTATAGACTGGGCGGTGTTCGACTGGGCAGTAAACTCTGGGCCTCCGCGTGCCGCCAAGGCGCTGCAAAGCCTCGTTGGTGTTACGCCGGACGGGGCCGTCGGCCCGATCACCCTCGGTGCTGTGGTGCAGCACAAACCATCCGACCTTATCGACCAGCTGCACGCTAAGCGCGAGGCGTTCTACCGCAGCCTGACTACGTTTAATATTTTTGGTCGGGGGTGGTTGCGCCGTAATGACGCGACCAAAAAACAGGCGTACTTGCTCTTGTAGATGCGTATGCTATGAAGCGTTTGTAGGTAGCCACTATGAACCCGGCACCATGCAACAGAGGGGAATAACGTGTGCTTTGACCCTATGTCATGGCGTTCTGCGGTTAGGGGTGTCTACCATCGTATTCGCGCCTCAATGGGGGCCGTAGATGGACGGTGTGATCGAAACTCTGATCAATCGCATGTTGGCCGATCTGGAGTGCGTGGCACTGGCACTGATCATCGCCGGCCTACTGTGGGATCGACGCCGCTTGCTTGCGGTGCTGCAAGAGCAGAAGGTGGAGCAGGACCGACTGCACGAAGCACGGCTAGAGGATCATGCAATTCTGGCCGAGCGTGCCACCGAAACGGCCGTCACGTTGCAGAAGCTGACGATGGTCGTGGAGAGTTTGCGCGGGCGATGAGATCATGGCGACAATCCAATCAGGACGCCCAGAACGCCCTGGACCGAGAGATAGAAAGGGCTTTGGCAAATGATGCTGGCGACTGAAGCCTGGGCCGCTGCTGGCTCTGCCGTGGTGGCGAGTGCTTATGCCCTAGGGCATGTCCGCCGCCTGCTGACGCGGGACGAAGGGACTGTGCACCTGCGGGTAGCTGTGGCGTTATTCGCAGCGTTTTCTATGTTCATTGCCGCGGATGAACTGTATTGGGGAATCGTGCGGTGGATGGGAATGCCGGCATATTTGGTCAACGGCTTTGGCCCATTATCGCTCAAGATTATCAGCATGTATATGCTGAGCGGCGGCGTGATTTGGCTCTACGCCCAACGATGGCCGCTGGTAAAAGCCGTGGGTATTCCTACCGGCCTTTGGATCGCGAGTTGTTTCCTGACGGATCAACTGGGGTAAGTTAGGGATTGCTTAGCCCGTCGCGCCTGCTACTATGTGCGTTGGCGTTTCCTCCCGCCACCGACTTACCGCCGCGCTAAGCAATTAGGCGGCGGTTTTTTTTGGCTTAATCGCCGCTAAAGGCAATTGCGTCCATCCTCCCCAAACCAGAGCCAACCAGCAGACACGTTAAGGGCGTCGGCGATGGCTTGTGCCGTCCGTATTCCTGGGCCGGTCTTGGGGGCATCTTCATCAGTTTTAAGCAGATGACGAAGTATTCCACGGGACAGCCCAGCTTGCCGCTCGATCTCCGCAATAGTCAACTCTGACGTTTCGGTCTCCGTCCGCAGGCGTGTCTGCCACTCCATCACTCAACCTCCCCAGCCGGCGAGGCCGTCGTCTTCGGGATCGTAGTTATGGTCGAAATCCTCCGCGATAAATTCGTCGGGAATGCGAATATAGACCGGCGTTGCGGTGCAATTTGTGCTCGGGTTTCGGTCATGCGGCGGCAGATACCGCGGCGGCACAGTTAGCACCGGCAATAGTGCGCGCTCATAGTCCTCCAGCGCACCGGCAAACATATTGCTCCAGACAGTTGGCGGGATACCCGTAGCGCCCGTCGCTGCAACTTCTGCCATGGCCCACGCTAGGGCCTCATTTTTGAGGCTAAGCATTGTTGTTCTTCCTATGCGCATCGAAGCGCTTTCTGTGACTGGCGCCCACGCGGCAGATCACGAGGTCATAGCCAAGCACCTGCAAGCAGTCCTGTAAAGTCGTCACAATGGGCAGCCGAGGACTATGTGGCAGTTTCCAATGTTTGATCGTTTCCGCGTTGTAGCCGGCGCGGTCGGCGATATCCTGGATGCCCATCCGCTCGGCGTGGGCCAGCTCAAAGAACTCGCGCACAAGTGATGGAGTGCCTGGAGGCGGCGGTTTTAGGGTGCGGTATTTTCTCATCTTGGATCCTAAGACAACATCAAACCGATTGCAAAAATGGCCGCGATGAAAATGCCAATGCTGGCACCAGCGGCGATATCTTCGAGCAATTGGCGGATGTGTGATTTGCGGCGCATGATCGTTTCTCCTTGGTTGAAAGGTGCCGGGGGAAGGAGGGCAACACCGCCCCGGCTCAGTGCAACAAGGGCGGAAATAACCCCTGCCCCCCTTGTTCTGTGTGGCGTGGAGGTGCTAGCGCGCCTCTAGCCGGTGTGACCGTTTTCGTGCGCAACCTGACCGACCCAGTTGCCGGCGCGGTCGTAGTTCATAATCCAGCGATTTACCTCGAATAGGTTGGCTGCGTCGTCAATACGGCCGCGGCACTCCAGAGCCTCGATTTCGTCGTTAATGCGGTTTAGCTCAGAAATCAATTCGGTGCGGGTCATGTCTCAGTTCCTCGTTTGCGTTTCGATGATTCTTTATCCCATATTTTTTATGGCGCGTCCACAAAAAAAGTGCATCCAGAGCACTTTTTTTTATGCTTTGCGTTTCGGCCGTGCTATATCATCCGCATGAGCCAGAAAACAAAATCGCTGATCAAGCAACTCGGCCCTGAGAATATCGCCCGCGCGTGCGGCGTTTCGATGGGCGCAGTAGATAACGCAAGCCGCGAGCCGCTATTGCCGGCGCGCTGGTATTGGCCGCTCTGCCAGCTTGGGCAGGATTGCGGCGTTGCCGTGCAACCGGGATTTTTCCGATGGGCCGAGCCAAAGGATGCGGGCTAGCGGCTGGCAAGCCACGCCTCGACCTTTTCAATGGCGTCGGCGCAGCCATAGCCGACAATCACCGTATCGCCGCAATCTTCCAGATGCCGGATCATGTCACGCTGCGGTGACGATAGCCTGCCGCCAGTGGCGCGCTTCATCTCGATCCAAAGATGCCAGCGCGGCACATAAAGATCCGGCACGCCTGCCAGCACACCCTCGACCTTCAGCCGCTGGGCAGTAGCTAGTGAACGGTGTCCCCCATTTGGGATAGCAAATATTCGAGTGTCTCTTCGTTGCGTTTGCCTAAACCAGCGGACGAACTCGCGTTGCTCGACGTGTTCGGATTGTCCCATAACCGCGCCTCCACTTTGTAAAATTTGCCATCGACATTGTAGCGGATGGCACTTGGTGGCTGTGCCAGGTTCATGATATCCGCCACCTCTTGCAATGACCACGCCTCGCCCGCGCTGGCATCAATGCCGGCTTTCCGCGCTATATCGGCAATCGTTCGCATTGCCTTCTCGCCAGCATAGCCGGGGTATCCCAGCGTAATATACTCTTTCACGCCGCCATCGAACGCATCAGAATAGTAACTGACCAGCAGCATTTCCCGACCGCTGGCGCGGCTTGTATGGACAACCCATGACCAGCCAGTTACCACCTTCTCTAGGTACGGCGGCGGCGGTGGCGTCTTGGGCGACAGGCCCATAATGTCATCCTCCGATAGCGTCATGGTTTTCGCCTTGCGCTCTGGAAATGGCGTGCCGCAAGCAGAGCAGACCTTGGCATTGAGTGGGTTTAGCTCGCCGCAATCTTTATCCGGGCAAGCTTTGGTAGGCTGGTCGCCTGTGCCTGGAGTTTTGCCAGGCTTAACATGCGTGACCGGGCCGTGGGTCATGACCAGGTTTGCGAAGTCCAGCACAAGGCAATCATCGCAGTGCGATTTGATCCGCATTCCGCGGCCAGCCATCTGGACATACAAGCTCGGCGATAGCGTCGGACGCAAGAGCGCGATGCAATCCAGATCGGGCGCATCAAAGCCGGTGGTCAGCACGTTGTTATTCGTGATCGCCCGCACTTCGCCGGCCTTGAACCGCTCCAGAATCGCCGCCCGATCAGCCTTGGGCGTATCCCCCAACACCGTCTCAGCCGTAACGCCGCGCTCACGCAGCAAGTTGCGCGTCTCTAAAGCATGATCGACGCCGGCGCAGAAGAATAACAGCGAGCGCCGATCCTTGGCGCGTTCCAGCGTTTCATCGATCGCACCAGCCGTGTCGAAACTGGCAAGCGCCGCTACTAAATCCTCCTCGCGGTATTCACCGCCACGCTTCCGCACGCCTTCCACTGATACCGAAATCTCGGTGCGCTTAGATCGTAGCGGGGCCAGATAGCCCAATTCTACCAGTTCCTCAATTGTGGCTGGCTCAATGATATGCGTCAGCAGCGGCGGATCATCGATGATGATATGCCCGGCCTTGTCCTTTTTGATGTGCCGGTCAGTGATCAAGCCGTGGCCGAGGCGGTAAGGTGTCGCCGTGAGGCCGATCACCCGCAAGTCGGGATTGGTTTCGGTTAATTGCTCGATCAGCTTGCGATAGCCGCCTTCCTGACGGTGGTTGATCAAGTGACATTCATCCACAATCACCAGATCAATGTGTCCGATTTCGTCGGCCCGCTTGCGTAGTGATTGGATGCCGCCAAAGGTGATCGGTTGGCTTAAATCCCAGCGGCCAAGGCCGGCTGAATAGATGCCAAGCGGTGCGCCTAGCCAGTGCGTTAGCATCTTTTCGGCGTTCTGCTCAATCAACTCCTTGACGTGGGTGAGCATCAAGATTCTTGTCTCTGGCCACTGTTGCAGCGCGTCCTTGCAAATGGCGGCTACGATATGGCTTTTGCCCGATCCGGTCGGCAGTTGCAGGCATGGATGCCCTTCGGTGTTCGTCTCAAACCATTCGTAGAGCAGGTCAATCGCTCTCTGCTGATACGGCCGCAACATCCCGAACCTCCTTTACAGTCGCGCCGGGGAATGCTCGGCGGATTTCACCAACCTCCTGGCGGGCGCAGGCTTCGCCGCCTGCAATCAACTCCTGGCTGGAAAACGTGAAAGCATCGCCTTCGCCGTTTCGCACGTCCACGCCGTCGATCACATAGACCGCCTCGTGCGGATCGTTGCTATCCTTGATCGGCCACGGCACTAGATCGGGATGCAGCACATGCGAGGGACAGCCGGTGCGCTGCCACTCCACCGGGATTTCGTCGGCTTCCCAGCGGGCGCACGACCACTTGCTGTCAGCGGTCGGCGTCGAGTGCGCGCATGTCCGGCAGTTGACCTCCTGGGTCAGTTGCCGCTCGTGGCAAAAACTATGCGCTGGGCAAAAGCGGCACTGATACCATGTCGAGTCGGTAGTGATCGGGTCAGGGATGCGCTCGGCCATGGCCAGGCGATGCCCGCGCTCCAGCAGCGCTTTGGCCGCGTCAGCGTCATAGTGGACGCGCTCAGTGTGTAGCCGGTCATCATCCTTGCAGACGGCCACATATAGCGCCCGCTTGATGTTGCTGCCGTGCATATAAAGTTGCATCTGGCACCAGTGCTGCGGCTTGGCCACCTCCACGCCATCCTTCACCAGCGCGTCGAATGATTTGCGGTTGTGGGTCTTAAATTCGGCAATGTGGCGGGCCTGCTCCGCGCCTGGCACACCGCCTTCGATGATGCCGTCCACCGATCCGCTAACGTGCCGGCCAAAGTTTACGCGCGTTTGCTCGCCTTCGGTGGAACTGATATTGACCCCAATGGCACGCAGGTCGGCAACAATCGTGGCCTCTTCGTTATGGCCGCGCCTAAATAGCCGACGCACCCGGCCAGGGATGCGCTCGCGCACTGCCCAGCGAAATGATAGCCATATCCAGCGGTCACAATGGTGCCCCAGAATTGATGCGCCCAGATGCGGCCGTGGTGGATCCGGCTCAGCCTCGTGGTATGTGTCGATAGCCGCGGCCACCAGATCGACCGGCTGCGGTGTGATTTTCGTCATCGTGTCCTCCATGGGGTTGGGACTATGCCCGGCACAGTCCCAACCTGGTTAGGGGTAAAATTAACGGCTTAATTCTGCCCCTACTTCTTCCACGGCGGTTTTGAGCCGGCGCTGGCTTTCTCGGCAACTGGCGGCGCAGACTTCGCCTCAGTCTTGAGCAGCGGCATTTCGGTTTCGGCCTTCAGCCCTTTGACCTCGTTTCTCCTGCCGTAGCGTTCGTCGTCGCTGATCGTCACCTTGGCCGTCAGCATCCCGCCTATTAACTGGTCGGTATCCTCCAGCAGGCCAACGCCCATGGCGCGCATCAGCTCGCCTAGCTGCTGCTGCCCGATGTTTTGAGCCGTGGGGTTGGGGTTGCGGTAGTTGATGTTGCTCCAAAGCACCCGGCCTTGGTTCGTGGGGCCGATCACGTCCAGCCGGCAAGCAAGGTACTCGCCCGTCCCGGCCTTGGTCGTCTTTGGCTCGACGCTGACCACCTGCACTTGATATGTGCCGGATGGGATCGGCTCGAAATCGCCGCGAGCTTCCGGTACGTCGTCGAAGCTGAAAGGTTGAGAAAGAAAGGCCATGTTATTTACTCCTGCTCAATGGCGAATGATGGGCGACCGGGCGTAGTTGTGATCGCCACGGATAGTGGGGTGGTGATAGTTTCGGGCGCGGCCTTCCAGGCTGCGGCGACAATCTCAGGCTTCCAGCGAAACAGCCGGCCAAGTTCGTCGTCCAGGCCGTTTTCGGCTGCTATTTCTTGGGCCAGATCGCCGTTGACCTTGCGGCTCAATCGGCCCGTGATCTTGATTTTGTATCCTCCATCGGTTTCGGTGGTGTTGACGCCTTCATGGTCGGCGGCGATGCCGATCAGCGAAAGCATGTGATCTTCTAGCTTGCGGCGGCGCTTTACAGCGTCAGCCTCGGCTTTCTTTGCCGCCAACCACTCAGCGGCGGCGGTGTCTATGTCGAGATTGTGGATTTGGTCAGTCATGCTGCACCTCCAATCTTGGCAATCAGCGCGCCAAGGTCGGGCGCTTCCCAAGCGTCAAGTTTGCCGCTGCGGTCCTTGGCTTGCCACAAGCCGTCACTCTCCAACATCAATGCGCGCTGGATTGCGCCGTCGCCGTCTTTCTCGACACGCATAGCCGCAACGATATCGAAATAATAAGGCAACGCTTGGCCGGTCTTGTTTCCCGGCATCGACGGCGCATAAAGCACCCGGCCCATTTCATCCTGAGACTTTTCCAGCTTGGCCGTGAACAGCACATGCCGACCGGGTAGGTCGCGGAAAGATCGAATGGCCTCGGCCATGGTGGTCTGCATTTCGCCATAGGCTTGGCGTGGGTCTTTAGCCACGGCCTTTTCGTGGGCCAAGCAGACCTCAGCAATTTCGCTAATGCTGTCGAGCGCGACGCTCTGAAATTGCTTGGCTTCATTACTATCGGTCAGCCACGCAAACGCCTCGCGTAGCGTGTCCATGTCGCTGATCTCGACAAACGGCAGGTCAGCGTCTTGGATCGACATTAAGCCGGCCTCGGCGCTGAGAATGACGGGATCGGGCAGCGTTGGGATAAGGCTGGTCTTGCCCGCTCCCGCTTGCCCGTAGACCAACATCTTGACGCCATGCGCCGATGCGGCCTTGGTGGATTGTAGGTTAATTGCCATGGGGGATTTCCTCCGTTTGGCTGGTGGGAAAGTGCGCCATGTTGCTGCACTCTTATGCGGCTTCTACGGCAGTGAGTGGCGTAAGAACCATGCCGCGAGCAATCAATTTCGCAATGGAATTGTCTGGCGTGTAGCAGGCCATCCCAAACGTGTGCCAGCGGGTGAATGGACTGCCGCCGGCATAGTCAACCGCGTATATCCATTCGACGCCACTAGGAGCATCGCGGAAGTAGCGTGTTCGGAGCCCGCGGGCAGCGCCATTGTCGGTGTATATAATGGACATGGGTTTCCTCCGTTTGGCTGGTGGGGAAGGGGGAGGGCTCAGAGAGCCGCCCCAGATTGGATACGCTTGGCCTCATCCCATGGGGCCTCCCACAGGAAGGAATGCGAAAGGCTGCCGCGGAACCAGTCGGCGACGAACCCGTCGTTGTCGATGGCCGATTTTAAGAACCATGCCTCAGAGCAGTTGCCTTTGACCAGAATTGCCTTGGCAGTTTCGCGCACAACCTTGACGGTGGTTTCAGATCCGCTCGCGCTGGTCAGTGTCATGATGGTCATAGTCTGTTCCTCGTTTGCGGCTGGTCGGGTGATTCCGGTTGCCGTGATTTCTATATAGCAATTGACTTCTCGCGGGTCAACACCTAGGTTCAAAAAAATCAGCAATGAGGAGCAAAAAAATATGACGGTCAAGCCATGATTTATCACAACGAGATTGAGCGCTTCCCAGCGGCCTGGCTGCGAAACCTGGCGGGTGCTGGCCACATAGACGGACCAGCGCATGTCGATGAGCGCAGCATCGTGGACGTACAGCCGGATGACCTTACCGACTACACTCAATGCCACTTCTTTGCCGGAATCGGAGGATGGAGCTATGCCCTTAGGTTTGCTGGATGGCCTGCAAGCCGACCTGTTTGGACAGGATCATGCCCCTGCCAACCATTTTCAGTCGCCGGGAAGCAGCGAGGCGAAGCCGACGAGCGCCACCTCTGGCCCGCTTTCGCGCGGCTCATCGGAGAGTGCCGGCCTCCAATCGTCTTTGGCGAACAGGTTGCGAGCGCAGATGGCCGGGATTGGCTCGCCGGAGTATTTGCTGACCTTGAGCGGATGGGATATGCCGCTGCGGGAGCCGATCTTTGCGCTGCGGGCATCGGTGCGCCGCACATCCGACAGCGGCTTTATTGGGGAGCGGTCTGGCTGGGCGACACCAGCGTCCCGCGATTACCGCACGCCGAATCTTCAATCATATGCAACGAGAGGCGGCGGCAAGAAAGGCGAGCAATTGCCGAATCAAGTGCAGGGCGCGATAGCAGGCCGGCCGACGCCGACGGCTCAAGACGGAGCGCGCGGTGTGATGCCGCCTCGCCCGCAGGATACAGGCATACCGCTTGGTCAGAAAGTTGGGCAAGTGCTGACTGGCTTGAATGCCTTGACGGGAAAACCCGCCGCATACCGGCTGAACCCGCATTTTTCCCGCTGGCTCATGGGATTCCCGGCAGAGTGGGCCAGTTGCGCGCCTACGGGAACGCCATCGTCCCGCAAGTCGCGGCCCAGTTCGTAACTGCATTTATGGAGGCAATCCAATGACCACCCAGGAAGCTATCGACTATTACGGCTCAATCCGGCGTCTGGCCGAGGCGCTCAAGATATGGCCGCACGCAATCTATCGCTGGGGCGATCACCCGCCAGAGGCGCGGCAGTACCAGTTGCAGGTCTTGACAGGTGGCAAACTCAAGGCCGAGGATTTGCAGCCATGGGAAAGTTAATCAATGGGCCGTTTCGGCCGCAGCCGCCGCACGTCGATCCGCCAGAGATCCAGCTAGCCGATGCTATGCGCAAGGTCGGCATTGATCCGCCACCCAACATCCAGATCGACGGGCAACTGCATCGCTTCTCGACCAAGGGGCGGGCGCGGGATGACAGCGGCTGGTATATTGTATTCCCCGATGAGCCTATTGCCGGTCGGTTTGGCTGCTGGCGCGATCAGATCGACGCGCCCTTTCGAGCCGATGTAGGCCGGGAACTGACCGTCGCCGAGCAGATGATAAGCGCACGCCGACAGAATGAGGCGCGCGAGCGGCGGGACGCCGAGCGAAAACGCAAGGCCGAGGTTGCAGCCAGCACGGTCGAGGCGATATGGGCCAACGCCATCGCCCCATCGCCCGATCATCCCTACCTCAAGCGCAAGGGCATCCAGGCGCACGGCGCGCGAATGACCGGCGATGCGCGGTTGATCGTGCCGCTGTTCGGGCCTGACGGATCGCTGTCGTCTCTTCAATATATCGGTGAGGATAAACGCTACCATCCCGGCGCGGTTACGCGGGGCTGCTCGTGGACGCTGGGCGAGATTGACGACGGCACGATCTTTGTGGCTGAGGGCTTCGCCACCGCCGCGACGATCCATGAGGTTAGCGGTCGGCCGGCGGTCATCGCCTATAGCGCCAATAATCTTCCCGCCATTGTTGGCCAGCTACGCGAGCAGCACGGCGACCAGCGGGATCTTGTCATTGTCGCCGACAACGACGCCAGCGGCGTCGGGCTGAACAAGGCCGATGAGGCCGCGGCTCGCTATGGGGCCAGGATCGTCATGCCGCCAGAACTCGGCGACGCGAACGATTATCACCTGGCAGGCCATGATCTGCACGCCTTGCTCTTCCCGCCGAGCGACGGCTGGTTGAAACGCGGCAAGGCGTTCTCTGGGCAGCCCGCGCCTATCAAGTGGCTGATCAAGCATTGGGCGCAGGCCGATTCCATGATGATGGTTCACGGGCCGTCTGGTGGGGGTAAGACGTTTCTTGTTCTTGATATGGCGTTGTCGATTGCCAGCATGGGCGCAGTGCCGGAATGGCAAGGCCACAAGGTCTATTACGGGCCGGTGGTCTATCTGGCCGGCGAGGGGCATCACGGCATGAAAGGCCGCATGGCCGCTTGGCGGCAGTATCACGACGTCGATGATCCTGACATCTGGATATCGGATTCCGGCGTTGATCTGAACACGGCGCCTGGCTATCAGAGGGCCGCTGACGCGATCCGCGCGCTGCCAGAACCCCCGACGCTGATCGTGGTCGATACGCTGCACAGGTTCTTGGCCGGCGATGAAAACAGCGCCCAGGACGCCAAGACGATGATTGATGCCTGCGGCGGGCTGATGAAAGAATTTGGCTGCTCGGTGCTGCTGGTTCATCACACGGGCGTTGCAGCCGAGGCCCAGCATCGAGCGCGCGGCTCCAGCGCCTGGAAGGGTGCTTTGGATATTGAGATCAGCGTTGTGCCACCCGACGACCAAGGCGGGCCGATCCAGGTCATTCAGCGCAAGAGCAAAGATGCGGAAATGGCCGAGCCGATCAACGGCGCGCTGGAGGTGGTCGAGATTGCCGGCTGGTTCGACGATGACGGCGAGAAGGTCACAAGCGCGGTATTTGTCGAGGGCGAGGAAATACAGCCACAAGAGACCAGCGCGCTGGCGCGGCACAAAAAGACGTTCGAGCGGGCATGGTGGGCCGGTCATGCACAAGTTTCTGATGATGGGCGACCGTATGTCGCAAAGGAGGATTTGAAGGAAAAGCTGATCGAGGACGGCAACGCGGAAAGTACGGTTCGGCAAATGATGAAACCATCAGTAACGAATAAGCTGATCGGCGCGCTGATCAACTCCGAGCAAATTGCCTTGGAATCCGCGGGCTGGAGCGTGATCGACAACGTATGGGCCAGCGCGCTTCTGCTCGCGAAGAAAGGCTAGGCAATGCAATTTATAGGAAGGTACCAGCGGTACCAGTACGGTACCAGTGCGCTGGTACCAAAATCGGCAGATGGGCTTGACATTGGTACCAGTGGAGGGGTACGCTCCCCTTGGAGCGTCCCCCCTGGTACCAAAAGCCCTACAGGGCCGGTTGGACCCTCAAGGGCGAGGCTCAAAAGTTTAGTAGCGTTAGGCGCGGGCAGTTTCCTCCCATGGCCGATATCGGGCGCGGCCTTGATGCCCTGGCTCTTTGACCGGCTGGTCCCGCATAGACTTTCAGCCAGCCGGAATAAGCAAACCGTATGCACGCGCCGCGTGGGTCGAAGATGCGGAAAGCCAGGGAAGCCCGATTTCTTTATTGGGCCACTCAATGCCGTCTAACGGAATGCGAGCCTATCGACAGG